ACCTTGACAATATCCCGTTTGAGGGACTTGACAGAAACTTTATCTACCTGCACGTTCCATCCTCGATTACTTCACAAAAAAATCAGAGATTTACATCACGTAAATCTCTGATTATCAATAAGAGCGGCAAGCGGGACTCGAACCCGTGACCCTCAGCTTGGGAATATTCCTCCAATTTATAGCGTATCTGATTAATATTTAATATTTTATATACATTTCGTTAGTTGTCGAGGATAAGCTTTTGAACATTTTTCTATTTGAATGCCTTGCCTATCCTATCGCCTGTTACCCATCCGTCACCGAACTGGCAATCATTTACTTTTCTATTTCAAATGATCGGTTAAGTTGGACTGAGCCTTCTTCAAACAATCAATAACATCATCCAACTTATCTATTTTCATGGACACAAATGATCTATCCGTATAATCTCGTGTACGTAAATAGAACGTCCAAATTCGTTCCTTTCTTGCGACAGGATTTACCTTGCTATACACACCTAACTCAACTCCGTCGCGTGTTTTATATTCACACTCCATGTAATTGTCGTATGTATTCACTAATACATTAGTCTTAATATATTCCATAGAAGAAATACATCCCGACAACTCATCAAAATCCAAAGTACCTATGTAGGAAGAAGATGAATATTCTGTAATAACACGCAACGCACCAGTTTTTTCTCCGGAGGATAGATTAGTGATTACTATTGTTTGGAATGACACTCCACCCACACGACCTATATCGAAGAAATCCTTTTGCAATAAGATTCCATCTTTTTCAAGTAATTCTATAGTCTTACTCTTTGATTTGTTTATTTCTTCTTGCGCTGACAGGGCCGAACATGTTATCACAAGTGCAATTAATAGTATAAATTTCTTCATATCTCAAATATTTATTTTGTTCTTTAATTCATTACATTTCTAAAGAAGATATAAATGATAGAGCTGTCTGCCTATCGACAATAGCGACCTTTTGGTACTCAGAAACAGCCTGGTCAATAAATCCCCTTTTCTTCAATACTTTTAGCTTGGGGATTAATGAAGCGACCTTTTCAGCATCTACAGAAGCAATTTGCTGATATATGGTAAGACAAAAATCTATCGCAGATTGTAAATCATCAAGTCCAGTTTCCTCCATATAGAATTTACATGCTTCAGGAATACGATTCAATCTTATAAACTTGGACATAATATACTGCATCGAATCGTTTGGATCAAACGTTATGTCGTCATAAGACACGGCTTGTATCTGGTATTCATCAATCTTCTTTATATCATCAATAGAACAACCTGTACGCTCTTTCAATAATTCCTTTGCCTCATTGATCATTTCTACACGCCGTAGTTCTTCCCTATCCCTTTCCTGCTTCTCATGCATGTATTTTTTAAATTCTTCTGCAACAGGGTTTCTGTGTTGGCTTAATATCCTGTTCCTTTCGTATTCAAATTCCTCATCTGTCAATATTCCCTTTTCTTTATACTCGTAAATCCTATCAAGAAGGTCATACATCGCATATCTCTCTTCCTCATTTTTCTCAAGCGTAACAGCCGTTCCAGAAGCAGAAACCATGAACATAGATTTCCCGCCTCCCGAAATTTCATCAAAATCGATATGAAGTCCCAGAATAGCATCAGCTTGATAATTTGAGGCTTTGTCAGTAAGCTCTTGCATTACCTCACTATAAATAGTATTCAATTTACTTTTATAGCTCCCCGAACGTCCACCAAAAACATCAGTTAGAGAAGCGGCAAAATCAGAAAAGAGATTTGTTCCTATCACTACATTTGCATTCACTACACCAAGATACCTCCTTACTGAATATCCTTCCAAACTATTAGTAGTTGTTACTATCATAATCAATATTTTATAGTTTTAGGCTTCTTTTGAAGCACATAATACAAGGCTCGTATCTTATCCATATCTAAGACAAAGTCTGAATATTCTGGAGATGGATTCAAAGAATGGAAGGTTATAGTCCCTTTTTCCAAATCCTGTGAAACAATCTGTTTGATAAGTACAGATGAATCAAATACTACAATCCAATATGGATGATCAATAAATCTTAATCCATCTTTCCAATGCAGGCGATCAAGTTCACGAACAAGCACTACATCTCCTTCCTCAAAGCTGTTTCTTGTACCATCGTCCATACTTTCCCCTTTAACCTCAAATGCATAATATTTCCCATGGACAATCTTTTCAGTCTCGAATGATTCCTCTTTCCAGTTTTCCTTTTCGGGTTCTAAAGTATCACATTCGTTAGCAAACCTCCCATAAGCAGCAAAAGGAACAAGTTTAACTACCATACGATACTTCCCTCCCAAATCATAAAATTTTACGCTATTATGATTTTCAGTAAAAAAGTCCCCCTCCTCTTCTTTTAAAGGCACTTCTGATAATGACTCTTGCATAGGATTTCCAGCCCCAGTCAATACCCAAATTTTATTATAAGCCGGAAACGCTTTTATAATTTTATCAGCAACTGATTCTGATATCTTTTTTGTCTTCCCAGAAATGAGATCATAAACCTGCGTAGGAGTAACTCCTATTGCTCTTGCAAAAGGAGCAGCTTTTAGATTTTCTTTTTCAAGAATAAAGTTAATTACTTTAGGTGAATCCATAAATACTACTCAATATATCGTTATTTACTATTGAAATCACTTCTATACGACCTAATATATAGTTAAATAATGTTTATATATAGCATTTTACCATATTATTCATTTACGAATAGAGTTATTTACTATATCTTTGCATCAGAAACGTAACAAGGATACGTTACAAAGATAGTAAAATCATTCATAAAACACACGATTATGAAAAGAAATGTATTACACGAGATTATGAGCCTTGCTTGGCAGTTCGTAAAGCGAAACGGCTTTACGATGAGTGAAGCACTGAAATGCGCCTGGGCAAACATGAAGCTGAAAGCTGCAATGAAGCAAAGAATTGTAAAGTTCTACTTCACGAAGGTGGACGGTTCTGTAAGAGAAGCCTATGGCACACTGAAAGAAAACCTGATCCCCACTACCAGTGGCGACAACAGAAAGAAGAACGACACCGTTCAGGTATACTTCGACACAGAGAGACAAGAATACAGATGCTACAAGAAAGCTAACCTTTTAAATATCGCATGACTATGACACGCTACGAAATCGAACGAGAACTTGACAGCCTTTATAAGGACTTGAACATCGCCCACAATGCCGACGAACAGACCGTTTGTAAAGTGTTCAATACTGACACGAAGAATGAGGCCATCAGAGCTATTACAGAAGAGATAGACAACTATGAAGCTATTCTTGACGAGATGTACCCCACAAAGCATGTGAACTATGAACGGACAGCCGACAAGCCTTATCTATGTTGGTGACAGATACACCCTGCTGACGGATTGAACGGCAACCGGCAGCGAGAGCCGGGCAGGGTTCTACTTGATTAGTTCTTTGACGTACTGGAAATTTTAGGTGTACTGCTACACCTGACGCAAAAGGGGTTCGACTGAGTAGCGATAGCGGCACGGTGAAAAGGGTGCGAGTAAGGGACTGGCAAGAAGCAAACGCAGCGCATTAATCACCGCGATAACAAAAACGACTTATACGATTGCAGGTGGCCGTAGGCCGGCTACAAAGACAATCTTCACTGATTAGACACCAGCAAGAACTATATATATCCCGTAGGCCATGCGGCCTGGTAACCCAACAAAGCGAAAGCCATAGACATCGGAACTGGGACGGGAACTCACCCGGAAACCGCAGAAAAGGTCAGTGCTACATGCCTTGCCAAAAGCCGTGGGGGACGCGAAGTGCGCACCGCTATCCCCTTACCCTTGCAAGGGCGGTTTTCTTAATCATCAATCAATATGAAAGCAAAGATATTATCCACCGTCATGGCTGTGTCATTTATTGTATGCGCAGTCACCATTGCTGACCTCAGCACCCTGTTTTGGGTCTCCCTAACCATTTTCTCTTTCTCGTGCCTGTATGCCAGCAAACACGAGAAATCCCTATCTGCCGAACTGGATGATCTTTTCGGCAAAGACGATGAACTCAGATGATTTAGTGTGTAACCCAAGGTGCGTGGTCTGTGAAGATAATGCACCTGAAAAAGGGTGATTAGCTCAGTCAGGTAGAGCGGCGCAAAAAGGTTTGTTTGTTTTCCATAGTTTATAAGGTTAATTATCGCGCAGGTCACGGCGTTCAAGTCCCGTATCACCCACTCTATTTTAAAACCCAACAGATATGATTAGAGAAATTGCAGTAGACGAAAACTACCAGACGGTGCGTCTGTTTGACAGCATCGAGAAAGGGGATATTTACAAAGTCCCCTATGACAAGAAGAGACATAACGGCATCAAGCTGGAGGCGTCCCGGCGCAACCGAGACCTTCGCCTGATGGGTAAACTAAAGAACAAGATGGATGTGAAATACCGCGTGTCGGCCACTGAATATCCGGGCTACACTTCCATCATGTGTATCAAGTAAAGGAGGTGCCTATGGTAAACGAAGATGTTCTGAAAATCGTCCTCAACGACAAAACCTTCGGCCGTGACCAGGCGGCGGACATCGTGGGCGGCCTGTCCAGACTGATGAAGCTGGTTGGCCAAGGGCTGATAAGAGCCGAAAAGAGGACGAACAAGCAGAACGGGAAATGGTTCTGCAACGCCTGGGATGTGATTAAACATGCGCAACTAAAATAAACTGATATGGAAGAAAAGAAAAACCTGTACGAGAAAATACAGCTCGTATCAAACGAAATCAAGAATATTGAAAAGAATATGACCGTAGGCAAAGGGAACTATGCCTACAAGGCTGTACAGGATATTGATGTTACCCTTGAAGTAAAGGAGGCCGAAACCAAATATGGCCTGATCAGCATCCCAATCAAACAGGAACTGGTAAAATCCGAAGTGGTCCGTATAGTGAAAGAAGGCGGCGGCGAGACAATAAACTACGTGGACATTGTGAAGATGACCTTGCGAATTATTAATCTCGATAACACTTCGGAATATATTGACGTGGAGAGCTTTGGCCGCGGACTGGACCCCGGCGACAAAGGATTTGGCAAGGCATCGACTTACGCACGTAAATACGCCCTGCTGAACGCATATAAGATTGCCACCGGTGAAGACCCGGACGAAAACAAGTCAAAGCCGCAGACACCTGTCACGATTGACGAAGTGAAGAATGCCGTTGTAAACTACATGATGACCGACAGCAACTTTACGCAGAACTTACTTTCTTTTTTCAATGTTGGCAGCTCAGAAGACATGACAGCCGAACAATTCAAGATGGCATATAACAACCTTAAGAAGAAAGGAAAGATATGACAGAAACCATGTACATCGGAAGCGGAGACGTTCACGCCCTTATGAGCGGAAAGGACACCAAGTCGCACATCGCCCTGATGCAGCGTTTCGTCAGCGGTGTAAAGCCTTACTACAACGCCTTCGCCAGCCCAATAGACGCACTGAGAACAGGAGCTATTCTTGAAAACAGGTATCTGCTCACTTTACCTGACAACTACTTTGCCCAGTACGTTGTCCGCTCGGACGAAATGGACGTGTTCAAATGTAGCATCGACTTTGCCCGCATCGACAAAGGCAAGCTGACAGACTTCGACGAATTGAAGACACTATACCTCTCGGACTACCTTGACTTCATCGAGCCTATCAAGCACGATAACCGCGCCCTCGTAGAATACGTCCGAAAGAAGCACAAGGCTTATTATTACCAGGTGCAGGAGCAGCTCTTCTGCACGCACCTCAGTAGTTGTAACCTCGTTTTCCTGTCCGTCACCACTTATGACGACGAGACTAACCGTAATCGAGACATCCAACCCAACGAGTATTGCAAAGTGCGTATCGATCGTGACGAGCAGGCCATTGAAGAAATCAAGAAACGAGGAAAGATTTTCCAACAGATAAAAGACTTTTATACGAACTGATATGGCAAACCAAGTTACCGGACGTATGCTGGCCATCGGCCAAACAGTCCAAATACCATCCAAAACCGGCGGAGACCCGTTTCTTAAACGTGAGTTTCTGCTTGATGCAACCACCTATGATCCCTACACAGGCGAACGCAGTCAATATGAAAACGTCCTCCCTCTGGAAGTAAGTGGCGACAAATGTGCCGAACTCGACCACTTCTGTATAGGTGATGTGGTGACAGTTTCTTTCGCCCTACAGGGCCGCCAATGGCAGACGCAGGACGGACAAACGAAACGAATGACTGGAATTCGCTGTTACAAGCTCGAAGGCAGGACGGCAACACAGGCCGCGGTACCCCACCCCGCCCCTCAACCTTCGGCACCGACAGCTGCACCTCCGCAAAACTTCCCGCCACACGTCGATGCGGCGGGCAACCCAAAGGACGACTTACCATTTTAAACCATGAGCATTTTCAATCTCCAGAACGAATACGACGTTCCCAAATTCAAAGCATACGTCAACAAGCTCTTCAAGGAGCGTGCGGTGGTCGAAGTGAAAAAGAAACTTCCAAACCGGACACTGGCCCAGAACAGCTACCTGCACCTGCTACTCGGTTTCTTTGGAAGCCAGTACGGGTGCAGCCTCGAAGAAGCCAAGATAGACTTCTATAAACGAACCTGTAATCGAGACCTCTTCGAGCGTAAGACGGTCAATAAGATGGGACGTGAAGTAACATATCTGCGAAGTTCGGCAGAGCTGACGACAGGAGAAATGACTTTGAGCATTGACCGTTTCCGTAACTGGAGCGCATCCGTGGCCGGTATCTACCTGCCTGCCGCCAACGAACAGCAAATGCTGGTATATGCACAACAAGAAATCGAACGTAATAACGAATTTATTTAGCCATGAAAGACTTATTTGGGAACGACATAAACGCCTCTAAAGTCTACAGGCGAGACAGCATGGGGAGGTTTGCAGATGAACGAACAGCCAAATATGAACGAGCTGTTAAAGAGGCCGGGATATATAAACAAATGTATCTCGCAGCCCAATCCCGAATGAGAGGATTAGCTAAAATATTGAGAATGAAAGATGAACTAATTTCTAAATTGAAAAACAATGGATAAATTCTTAGGACAAGAAATTCCCGAACAGGAACGATGGCGCTTTCTTCAGGACAACGCCGATGAAGTAGAGAAAATCGGCTATACACACCGATTCACCCCCGACGAGCTGGCTCAGAAGAAAGAAACATTGGCCGAGGTATCAATAACAATCAACGATGTTGAGATAGAAAAGAAAGAGGCCATGGAGAGTTTCAAAGAAAGATTGAAACCTCTGAACGAAGCAAAGCAAGAACTTTTGGACCACATCAAAAGAGGTTCGGAGTTCGTAGAAAATGAAGAGTGTGCCAAAATCATCTACCATGAAGAAAAGATGGTAGGATTCTACAACAGGCTTGGCGAGCTGGTGTACAGCCGTCCCATTATGCCACAAGAAATGCAGAAGACCGTATTTAGTATTAACCGTAAAACTGGAACAGATAATTAGTTATGAGCGAAAACAAAATCAATCTGGTCGTACCGAAAGAGTACAACGGTACACCTATCGAAGTAGTATTGAGAGAAGGCAAGGCACCCGTAGCTCTTGATCCGAAAGAGCCGAAAAAGGTCAGTATAGCCGGGACAATCGACGCACCTCTGAAATGGCTGGAAAAGCGTGTCGAGCTGATTAACCAAAAGAAAACCCATATCATTGTAAATCGTGATAAAATGGGGATGGCTTTGACCATTGACGAAACGGACTACTATCAGACGGAAATCGGAGGCGTTCTCCAGCCATCCAAGGAAATGCAGGAGTTCGGTATCAATACCGACAAGAAGTGGGAACCCATCAAATTGTCCCAGTTCTTCAAGATGCACCGCGCCTTCTTCAAGGACAAATCACAAAATATGGTACTGGTTTCCACTTTGAAGAATTTCAAGGCCAAGGTAAATCAGGACATTGAACGCAGTAAAGAGGAAAACGGAAACAAGACGGACAACTATTCGCAGGTTGTTGATTCCAACCTCCCTAAATCATTCAAACTGAATATTCCTCTTTTCAAAGGTTTTGCCTGTGAAGAAATCGAGGTCGAGATTTATGCCGATGTGGATGGACGGGAAGTTTCTCTCTCTTTGGTTTCTGCCGGTGCAAATGAGGCCATTGAAGAATACAAAAACAAAGTGATTGACGAACAGATTGAAGCAATAAAAGGAGTTGCACCTGACATCGTAATCATCGAAGTGTAACTGACAGCCCGGAAAGACGGGCATCTGGTATCGTGGCGGAATTGGAAACGCACCAGTTTTTTAACGGGTAGATTGCAGGTTCGAATCCTGCCGATACCACATACTAAAAACATGAATTATGCCGTATTATATCAAGAAACCTAAAAAGAAAAAAGAAAAGCCTTTGCCGTTATTTGACAAGGTAGGTATCAAGGTAAAGAAGAAGCCGGATTTAGTGGCCAAACTCGACAAAGTTTTCAGCCGCTATATCCGGCTTCGTGATTGTATGCCGAACGGATATTTCCGCTGTATCTCGTGTGGCCAGATAAAGCCATACGAGCAGGCAGATTGCGGGCACTTTCATTCGCGCCGCCACATGGCCACACGCTTTGACGAGGATAACGCCCATGCAGAATGTAGATCGTGCAACCGTTTCAGTGCCGACCATCTGATACGTTATGAAACAAACCTGAAGGCTAAGATTGGCCAGCAACGCTTTGACAAATTAGCTTGGAAAGCCGGTCAGGCACGCAAATGGACCGATTTTGAATTAATCGAACTCACAAAGTATTACAAAGCTTTGGGAGACAAACTAAGCAAGGAGAAAGGCTTATGAGTTATGTACTACGAGACTACCAACAAAAGGCCAGTGATGCCGCGGTCAGTTTCTTTGCCAACAAAGCCAAGAAGTCCAACGCCATCATGGTATTGCCCACCGGTGCCGGGAAAAGTCTGGTGATAGCCGACATTGCCAGCCGCCTCGAAGGGCATACGCTGGTATTTCAGCCAAGCAAGGAGATTTTGGAACAGAACTACCTGAAGCTCTGTTCGTATGGTATCCTGGACTGCTCCATCTACTCCGCATCATTCGGGCGGAAAGAGATTTCAAGAATAACATTCGCTACGATTGGCAGTGTCATTAACCATCCGGAACTCTTTCAGCACTTCAAGAACATAATAATTGACGAGTGCCACTTGGTCAACCCCAAAGAAGGAATGTATAGAGATTTTCTTTCCATGTTGAAATGCAAAGTGCTGGGGCTAACGGCCACGCCTTACCGTTTATCATCAAGCAGGGATTTCGGTAGCATGTTGAAGTTCATCACACGCACACGCCCATGTGTCTTCTCCGAAGTTATATATCAGGTTCAAATTTCCACTCTTTTGGATATGGGGTATTTGTCAAAGCTGAACTATTATGAAATGAACCCTTTAGGATGGAACGAACTTAACCTGAAGGTGAACACGACCGGAGCCGACTACACGGATAAGTCTGTTGTAAAGGAGTATGAGCGCATCGACTTTTACGGGTTTCTGGTAAGTATTGTGCAAAGGCTTATGAATCCGAAAAGCGGGATTAAGCGTAAAGGTATATTGGTGTTTACCCGTTTTCTAAAGGAAGCTGAACGCCTTACCTGGTCCATTCCAGGAACGGCCATTGTTTCGGGTGAAACTCCCAAGAAAGAACGTGAGCGTATTCTTGAAGAGTTCAAAGCAGGCGAGATTCCGGTGGTGGCCAATGTGGGTGTACTAACAACCGGATTTGATTACCCAGAACTGGATACGATTGTCATGGCACGTCCTACTATGTCACTGGCCTTATGGTACCAGATAGTTGGCCGCGCCATCCGTCCGCATCCAAATAAGGAAGCCGGATGGATCGTTGACCTCTGTGGCAACATCAAACGGTTTGGGGAAGTCAAGGATTTACGCTTGGTAGATGGTGGTAACGGCAAGTGGGCCGTGTACTCCAATAACAGGCAGTTGACTAACGTAAGATTCTAAGATTATGGAAGGATATATAAAACTAAGCCGCAAGTTCTTCTCGAATGATATGTGGAATGAGGCCCGGACTTTTAGCAGTTGCGAAGCGTGGCTTGACCTGATTCAGTCAGCACGATTTGAGGCAACGCCCCGTATGGAGAGTATCGGAGGTCGAGAAGTCTCTTATACAAGAGGACAATATCCTGCATCCATAAGATTTTTATCAAAGCGTTGGCACTGGTCTGAAAGACGAGTACGGACTTTTCTTGCCTTTCTGAAAAGAGAGAACATGATAACTCTTTCCAAAGAACAAGGAATGAATATAATAACCTTGGTAAAATACAATGACTACAACGGGAATTCTACTGACACAGCAAGTGACACAAGCAACGACACAATGAGTGAAACAAATATCATTCAGGAAATCAATGATTTACGTTCGCAAGTGACACAGCTAATGACACAAGTATCGACACAGCGAGTGACACAGCCCCAAAAGGAGGACGAAAAGCGACACACGGGTGACACAAAGCAAATAAAGGAGAAGAATATTATTAAAGAAACTACTACTAACGTAGTAGCAAAGAAAGACGCGGCTAAAGCCGCTACTCTCTCACGAAAAGATTCTTTCTACCAGTTATTGGTTCCGTATGTCGGCCGGTATCCGAAGGAAATGATTCGTGCCTTCTTCGATTACTGGAGTGAGCTTAACAAGTCAGAAACCAAGATGCGCTACGAGCTGGAAAAGACTTGGGAACTACCCAGGCGGCTGGCTACGTGGGCATCCCGCGAAAGAATGCTATCAAAGGCAGAAACCGGCATGGTACTCACCGACAACTCGACCGAGAAATATAACACCCCCGAAGAACGAAAATGGGAAGAACGATGGAAACAATAAATTTCAAAACCACCCTCGAAAGCCTGCGTGAAGTTGGCTTTAACCCAGTGCCCAACCAGGTGCATATCACCGTGCCTGATGCTAAAGACGTGCTTTGGCGCGGACTGAACTATTTCACCGACGGCAAAGCCCAGTGGTTACCCGAATACGAGGAAATTGCTCTGTGGCTTACCGACAACCGCGGCCGTGGCCTGCTGTGCCACGGAAACTGCGGACGCGGGAAGTCACTTATCTGCTGGAAGATCATCCCACTACTTCTCAACCATTATTGCAGAAAGATAGTCTCCTGCTACGATGCCCAGCAGATGAACGCCGAACTTGACACCGTGAAGCAGAAGCATATCCTCTACATCGACGACGTAGGGACTGAAAGCATGGCCGTGAAGTACGGCGAGCGACGCCTTGCCTTCTGCGAGATTGTGGACGAGGCCGAGAAGCGCGGAAAGCTGCTCATGATTACCACTAACCTTTCCCTCGAAGAAATCTCCCAGAAGTATGGCGAGCGCACCATGGACCGCTTGGTCGCCATTACCCGAAGAGTGAAGTTTGAAGGAAACAGCTTACGGAAATAAAGCCATGAGGCTCACTATCTGCTGGACGGCAAAAGGCCGTCAGAAGGATTGCTACGAAAGCATCCGGGAAAGATTCGGCATATCCGACTACATGAGTGTGAACCACGAAACACCCTGCGACATCCGCGAAGAAGACATGGAAATGCTCAGAGAATGTGAACGAAGAGGATTTTTGAAGATACGATTTAAAGACAAACGATTATGAGACCCAAGAAAACATTGATAGAAGCCGCGGAGAAAGACGGCTCTATGGCCCGTTTGAACCAACTGCTATCCGCCTCACAAATTCTATTGTGTGAAGCAAACAATCTGGTAGAAGAAGCCTCAGATTTGATGAGAGAACGAGGCCTAATGCTGGGAACAATCAAGCAACTACATACACGCTTTGTGCAATCTGCAGATGCTTATTTCAAGGAATTTCCCTCATTGGTGATAGAAGAACAATCCAAGATGGACATGTTCAACGACATGGACAGCTTCGATACCTACTTCAGAAAGTGGGCAAAGATACCCAAGGGATGGGAACCAAACAACACGCAAATCAATCAGACATTATGACCAGACTTTTATATATAGACCTGTTTTGCGGTGCCGGAGGGACCAGTACAGGAGTAGAAAATGCGCGATATGCCGGTGAACAATGCGCCAAGGTGATAGCATGCGTCAACCACGATGCAAACGCCATCGCCAGCCATGCGGCCAACCATCCCGAAGCGCTGCACTTCACGGAGGATATCCGTACACTGGAGTTATCTCCTTTGATTTCTCACATAGAACGAATGAAGAAGATTTATCCGGATGCGTTGGTCGTGCTGTGGGCATCGCTGGAATGCACCAATTTTTCCAAGGCAAAGGGAGGCCAGCCACGGGACGCGGACAGCCGGACTTTGGCCGAACACTTGTTCCGCTACATCGAAGCCATCGACCCGGACTACATCCAGATAGAGAACGTTGAGGAATTCATGTCTTGGGGCGACATGGACGAGCATGGGCACCCTATCAGTAAGGACAAGGGCCGTTGCTATGAGAAGTGGAAAAGGAACGTGAAGCGATACGGCTACGACTTCGATTGGCGCATCCTGAACGCTGCCGACTATGGTGCCTATACCACCCGCAAGCGTTTCTTCGGCATCTTTGCCAAGCGTGGCCTGCCCATTGTATTTCCGGAGCCTACACACTGCAAGGATGGCAAAACAGATATGTTCGGACGGCTGGAGAAGTGGAAGCCCGTCAAGGAAGTGCTGGACTTCTCCGACGAGGGAGATAGCATCTTCTGCCGGAAGAAGCCGCTGGCCGAGAAGACCCTTGAACGTATCTATGCCGGACTGATTGAGTTCGTAGCCGGAGGAAAGGAAGCTTTCATCGTGAAGTACAACTCAATGAGCCGGACGGGAAAATACCAGGCTCCGAGCGTTGACGAACCTTGTCCGGTTGTAGCGACACAAGGACGGTTGGCATTGGCCAAGGTAAACTTTCTTTCAAAGCAATTCAGCGGCCAACCCGATTGCAAGAACATCTCGGTGGAAGGTCCAGCCGGAACAATCACCTGTAAAGACCATCATGCTTTCGTATCGGCCTATTACGGAAACGGGCATAATCATTCGGTACAACTACCTGCGCCGACGGTCACAACCAAAGACCGGTTATCCTTAGTAATGCCGTTCTTTATGAACTACTATTCCGGAGGAGGCCAGTTGGGAAGCGTTGAAACACCATGCCCGGCCATAATGACGGTGCCCAAGCAGAACCTCGTAACTCCAGTTCTTATGAGACAGGTTGCTCTCCGTAAACCTTGGATAATGAACACGGCTTTTTCCAATGTAGGAAGCAGCATCGAACAACCTTCACAGACCGTCACCGCAAACAGAAAATGGTTCTATCTGATGAACCCTCAGTTTGCCAGTGCAGGCGGTTCGGTTAACAATCCATGCTTCACATTGATTGCACGGATGGACAAGATGCCGCCTTATCTCGTAGCCGCCGAGGGAGGTATAGGGATACAGGTTGCTCCTGAGGACAGCCCGATGACCATCAAGATTAAGGAGTTCATGGCTCTTTACGGTATCATCGACATCAAGATGCGTATGCTTCGGATTTCAGAACTCAAAAAGATTATGGGATTCCCCGAAGACTATGTACTGATTGGCCCACAATCCGACCAAAAGAAGTTCATCGGAAATGCCGTAGAGGTGAATATGGCTCGTGTGCTTTGTGAGGCGATATGTAAAGAGATTAATAGAAAACGAAAAGCTGCGTAATTCGACTTTACGTAAAGTATAGGTAAAGCCGACAAATCGAAAATTGTATTATGGAAAGACTGAAAGTCTATTACGGCTGGGCAAAAATAGGGAATGTCCGTAAAAAGCGTGCTCTATCTGTCATGTTCGAGAACGAGCAACTGGGATGCAGAAGCGACCGGGGACAAAGGTGCCTGAAAACAATTCAAGACACCGTATTCGAGCGGTATCAGACTGATGAAGAAATGACTGATGGTAAACGTCAGAACCGGATTTTCACAGAGTACACCTTGTTTTTAGATGAGAAACCTATCAATGGCAGCCTTGAGAAATGTTTGCTGATTAACAATGAGGCAGACAAAAACCATGTATCTAAGGCTGTTCGTGACAGGATATCCGATGCTTTGCGAAAGGCTTTCATTATAGCCAATCCTGGTTATAAAGAACCTTTTAATCAACTCTCATTAAACTTTGAATGACTTTACGTAAAGTATAGGTAAAGTGGGAAAAAACAAATTATTATGGGAAAGCAAGAAAGTGTTAGCGATTGGTTTCAGATGGCCAAGGACTATGCCAAAGCGGCCGAGTCAGAGAAACGTTTAGAAGAACTTGTAAAAAGAAAGAATAACATTAAAAAATAAACTATGGAACTGAATACTACAAAAGAAGACATGCTTGAGCGGTTCAAGCTCTACGGTGAGATTTACTGCCTTTTGGCCGAAATTGAAGAAGACGATTATACAATGGACTACTTCAAACTGGAGGGCTGGGAAATTGAAGAAATGTTGGAAAACGAGAAGGTGAACCTGATTTTTGATTTTGGGGATGAAAAAGGTGAGCTTTACGAATTGAACTTTGAAGAAGATATGCTGATGGTTCACTATGCAAGCTATATAGATGAAGTTATAAAATTAAATCCTATTATACATATACCGACCGATACCATCCATAAGTTGAAGGATCTGTTGGAGAGATATGTAAAAGCATTGAAGGAGGAAGAGATATGAGAAGAGAAGATTATGTTTCGTTTGAGGTGGCAAAGTTGCTGAAAGAAAAAGGTTACTGTTGGCCAAGCGATTCGTTCTATACCTTAGAGGGGTTGATAAAGTTCAGAAGTATTGCAGATAACTTCAATAGACTTACAGCTTATTCACGCCCATGTTTGTACGATGCTCAGAAATGGCTTCGTACCAAGTATAACATACACGTTATGATGGGCAATAACGCAAGCGGATATTACTGGGCACTAAACAAGGCAGATAATGGAACTTTTATTTACGATTATAACGATAGTGGCCCGAACGATGGAGGCTGCTGGGACACATACGAAGAAGCATTGAACGCTGGGATACTTGAAACATTAAAACTGATTTGTTTATGAAAAGAGAAGATGTTGAAAAAGCAGCATGGGATTGCGTCAATGCACCATGTATAATGGATTGCAGCCAGTGTGAAGATAAATACAAAGAAGATTGTATTTGGGCGCATTTGAAAGATGGTTTTGTTTTAGGAGCAGAATGGCGAATCAACAGCGTTTGGCATACAATAGATGAAGTTCAAGACGGCAAGCGGCCATATATCGTTCAATACAACGAAGAGTGTAAATTCGCAATGTTCACCAAACCTATCCCTGTCCCACTGGAGCAAGCGAAATCGGTGTTTAAAAGATGGGCTTATATAGAGGACTTAATACCTATGGAGGATTGAATATGAGCATACTTGTACACGAAACGCAGTTGCAGCGTATAATCAGGAAGACTGGCCGCAGACCGGTGCAGTGCAAATGTCAGCATTGCAAGCAGCAATGTCATACCCCCTGCCTGGGCACCCCGCAAGATATCCTCAAGCTTATCGAAGCTGGATACATAGACAGGCTTGCACCAACGCAATGGTATGTGGGTATCATTATGGGAGTTACCAATATGTCTATACCGATGATCCAGGCCAAACAAGAAGGAGATTGGTGTACGTTCTTCAAGGATGGCCTGTGTGAACTGCACGATGCCGGATTGAAGCCTACAGAGGGGAAATTGTCACACCATAGTATTCGGATTGATAACTTCAAACCAAGCAAAAGCATTGCATGGAACGTGGCCAAGGAGTGGCCGAACGAAGAGAATGTTGATTGCATCTTGAAAATATGCGAGGCTATGGAAGCTGATGATGAAACAGGAATGGTAGTGTAATTTAATATATTGACGTATGAAAAAGATACTGAACATCATCAACCAAATACTTGGCGTGATAGCCTACGGATCTGGAATGACCTTGGTTGTGATAGGGCTGTCTTCTGGGTTTAGCGTGCTTGAACTGGTATTGATAGCAACATGCACGGCCATTTTGAACATCGGTTTATCCAAGACATTGAAAAACCTTGAAGAAAATTAAGAGCAATTTAAGAACAAAATAAGGAGGAATAACATGAACCGGCCAAACAGAAAGCATAACCGTTCTGACAATGTAACACATGTTCTGGCAGAAATGAAATACCTTGAACGAATAGGCAGAAACCCGTACAATGCAAGCGAACCGACGCCGAAGTATAGTAAGTATTGGAATACCTTGCACAATCGGAAGAGTATAAAGGATTGTATGGGAAACAGATTAAATAAGTTGAAACTACATATAAGTTGTTCTTTGGGAAGGATCTTTTCTTGGTGTAGAGCAAAAAACATAGATATTGCATGGCACATCGAGCAAAAGATGAAATACAACCAACTCAGACCGTATATGCACGGAGGAAAAGCATATTAAAAAAGGGAGCCAGCCCACACGATTAGAAGCCAACTCCCCCACACGATTATGATGCAAATATAAGAATTCCAGTTTAAATAATCGTGCTATGACAAAAGAATTTTCATCAATCGTGGAGCTGAAATCAATCCGTGAACAGAAATCAAGATTATCCGAGAGAGAGAATGAGCTTTCCTCCCCTATCCTAACTGGCTTCTCACTCATTCCAGAGCTGTACACCTGGTTCAAGGAATTATTGGCCGGGATGGCCTGCCCGCCCAATCCGGAGAGTGTCACCCAGCGGAAGAAGTTTCTTTTCATCGTGCTGTTCCTGTTCGCCCCCAGCGTGCTGGCCGGCGGCCGGCTACCGAACGGAATCCGGGCAGAGATTGCCGGTGTGTTTCCGGATGTGTCCCCTTGTGTAATATCGAACAATATCGCCGATGTTCCCTTTATCTACCAGCAGTATAAGGATTTCCGGCAGGATATAGAGTATCTTTACAGCCAAATCGTTGAAAGGCTGAAAGTCAAAGGGCTGATCAAGTGACCCCGTTCCGAAAGGTTCGGGGTATTTTATTCAATCAAAGACCGGTATGCCTTGAGGTATTTATTCAACCGCACCAAGTCCTTTTCTGTAAGTTGATTAAATCTGGTAATGTCCATATTGTCTTCCAGATCATGTATCTTAACCTGTCGGCCTATTGGGTTTTGCTTGGACCGAATAACAAAGTCCTCATAGCTTTCACCCTCATTCCGAGAAACAGACAATACGGCTTCCACGATCGTAGGAGGAAAACCTTCAGTAAGGAGATCGGAAGCAGTAACGCTTGTATCCTCGATTACGTCATGCAACAAGGAAACGATTTTTTCTTCTTCTGTCCGGCATCTGTTCGACACCCGTATCGGGTGGAAAATGTAAGGACTTCCAGCCTTGTCTTTCTGTCCTTCATGCGCTTTGGTAGCAATGACAAGCGCCTTTTCAAGTAAGTTGTTGTTCATCATTGATTATGCATTATTTTCATTTTAAAGAACAAAAGCCGGAGTGTTATGCATCCGGCTTTTAATTTTAATCGGCCTTTATAAACGATCCAATAGGATAGATATGAAGATGACTCCTTGATTCATTTTCCCAATATATTTCACAAACACCAAGTTTTGAATCTTCTCCTTCTGCAGAAAATGTGATATTGATTCCATCCATTGTATATACACCATGTTCACGACGAGTAAGCTCTTCCGTATCTACATCCATGATATTGTATGAATAGTTATTCCCATCAAAAGTTATATGGCGATATGAGCTATAAGATGAATTATGCCAGGAACCTTGTATTTCATTTTGAGTGACTTCAATTTTAGTTCCTTGGTTTTCTCCATCATCGTTTGAGCACCCACTAAAAGCAAAAAAAACTGATAATATAGGCAGTGCAAATAACATTTTCTTCATGTTTCTTCCTTTTACAATTTAAACTTCTGGATTCAATTTTATCTCCTTCCCGCAATGAGGACAATATATCACTCCCTCTTTTGGCTTATCGAAGAGTTCTGTTACTGACACACCTAAAGCTGTAGCGATCTCTTCAAGTCGGCTTATATTAGGATTTCCATTCAGGGATTTTGATAGTCCGACTTCTGTAATACCTATCATCCCTGCAAGGTCTTTAAGCATTATGCCTTTCTCTTTGCAGATTTCTTTTATTCTAAAATTCATAATTAAACTATTTGTTTATGCCGCAAATATAGTCAAAAATCACAAATAGTATAAGAAAGTCAGCAAAATAATACTAATAGTTTAAATATTAGTATTAATTAACCATATTCTTATTGATAATAATTATACTATCCGTATATTTGCAGCACAATAATTAAACAGATAGTACAATTCTAAATACACACGATTATGAAGACATTGAACGAAGAAATCCAAGAGATCAAAAACATGAAAGGTTCTAAGACTGCAAAGAAAGAGGCTTTTATCAAGTTAGGTTTGAGAAAGTATGAGATTGAACTTCTGCTTTCTGAATTACCTAAACAAGTCAGAGAGGTTCATAAATTTACCTTTGGCGTTGAAATCGAATGCCTGGTAGCTGCCAGCCTTATGAGAGAAAGCGCTACGAGAAACGCAATGCCATTTCGCTATGAAGGTTACAATCATACAGACAACAACCACTATTATAAGTTCGTTTCTGATTCGTCTATCAGAGGCGAAAATCCTATCGAATGTGTGTCGCCAGTTCTCACTGGTAAGGCAGGTATGAAAAGCCTCGAGAACTGCTGTAAGTCTTTGAATGAGGCGGGTGCACAGGTGAATATATCTACTGGCTTACATGTTCATATTGGGGCTGCAAATCTGTCTGACAAGGCTTATGTGAACGTATTCGAGAACTATCAGAAATTAGAGAGAGTGATTGATACGTTTATGGCAAGGTCAAGACGAGCTAATAACAGCCAGTGGTGCAGAACACTGCAAGGATTGAACTTCGACCAGTGTATGACAAAGCATGATGTTTTAAGCATTATGAGAGGTGACAGATATTTCAAGGTGAACGCCTGCTCTTATTCTCGCCATCAAACAATAGAGTTCAGACAGCATCAAGGTTCTACAGACTTCGAAAAGATTTCTAACTGGGTAAACTTCTGTGCCAAGTTGGTGGCCTGGTCCAAGAAGAACGTACTGAGTTCAGAAGTTACTTCAATCGACGAGATACCTTTCTTGACTGCAAAAGAAAAATCATTCTTCAAATCACGTGCTGAGGTTCTTGCATGAGCCTCGCACGATTAAAATCAATTAATTATGTGTTGCATTATCTATAAGCCAAAAGGTGTCCAGATGCCAAGTCTGGACACTCTTGCTAAAATCAAGAAGCTAAACCACAACGGTTACGGTTTTGTGTCAACCAATCATTTTCATAAGGGACTTGATTATCGGACATTCTTACGCCACCTGTCAGAGGTTGGTGACGACGAGGACTGCATTCTTCATTTCAGACTGGCCACGAATGGGTCTATATGTAGGGCTAACTGCCACCCGTTCGTCGAGGACGGCGTTTATTTCGCCCATAACGGCGTTTTAAATGTATATCCAGTGGGCGACATGACAGACAGCGAAATCGCTTTCAAAACGATGGTTTACCCTGCCATTAAGAGATACGGATATGGTAGCCAAGAAGTTTATCGCCTTATCAATTCATTTATCGGGTATTCAAGGTTTGCCCTTATGTATAGGGGCGAAGTTAGATTGTATGGCGATTATACCAAAATTAATGGTGTGTATTACTCTAATTTAAGATGGTTATGATAGAGAAAGAAATTCTGCAAGAAATAATCGAGTGGCTGGGTAATGATACCAGCTACTTGTCTACAAGGACAGACTATACCAAGGGATATAAAGACGGGATTGAACAAGCAAAAGGGATTGTTGAAAGTATCATCAACGGGCACGCCCCGGATTTATTAGCAAACAATTAGCATATTGTTTCGTATGTGTTGAATTGTTATTCAAAATTGTCTTCATAATGAGGTATCTTTGTACAGATACCATCGCGGGTTAGAGCAGTGGTCAGCTCGTCACTTTGACTTGGTGGAGGTCGGTGGTTCGAATCCATCACCCGCAACTAATTTTAAACTTTACACGATTATGGAAATACTTACTCTTATCATCAAACAGAAGTTCTTTGACGAGATCTTATCGGGCAAGAAGAAACAAGAGTTCAGAGAAATCAGACCCAACACTCAGAAGAAATACTGCCAGCTTGACGCTGGTGGTTATTGTGTCGAGAAAGACGGTGAACTGCAGCCTAAACACTATGATGCAATCCGGTTCTTCGTAGGCTATAATAAAGACAGGGCCAGCGCACTGGTCGAAGTCAAAGGCGCAAAAATAGAGCTGTTTGAGGACGAGAACCACAACTTTATCGAATACACCTATCAAGGTGAGATATACCTGGCCGCCCAGGTTGTTTATGACCTCGGCGCAGTGATAGAAAAGCATGTTTAACCCTTTAAATTTGTTGTTGAGTCAGAACAAACAGAAGTACATTTTCAACGAGTAACTACCGTGGCGGTCGTACTGGATTGACAGACCCGAACACAGGTAGAACGTCTCAGGGCGGTAGATACATCACCCGACGGCAGCAGTATTATAACGTCCGTACAGGACTTGGCATGAGTGGCGGATAATGACACTGCAAGAAAGGACATATAAGAGTATTGACGTTATCAGGGCAAAATCAGATAGCGCAATACTCTTTTTGTCTTTGGGTAAAGATTCATTGGTTTTATTGGATATGATCTATCCGAAGTTTGACCGGATTGTCTGTGTGTTCATGTACTTTGTCAAAGGATTAGAGCACATAGAACGATGGATCGGCTGGGTAAAAGCCAAATATCCAAAGATAGAATTTGTCCAAGTGCCCCACTGGAACCTTACCTACATTCTTCGTGGTGGCCTGTATTGTGTGCCAAATCCTAAAGTGAAACTTTTAAAGCTGGCCGATGTAGTGAAGGCCATGCAACTCAGATACGGGCTTTACTACACTTTTCTTGGCATGAAGAAGGCCGACGGCATGAATCGTAGATTGATGCTGAAAGGCTATGAAGCCAATGGGTATGAGAACAACGGAATGTGCTATCCTCTGGCCGATTGGACACAGAAAGACATTCTATCTTACATGAAGCAGAACAGCCTTCCGGAGCCTGTCAGATATTCGCTAAAGGCCAGTTCGGGCGTAGGATTCAACTTGGATTGCATGTTATGGCTGGAGAAGAACTACCCCCAGGATTTACAGAGAATTTACAAGGTGTTCCCGATGGCTGAGAGAATCCTTTGGGAACATAAACAAAAGCAATAGGTATGGAACTGAGCAAATACATAAAGAGTGAATCGGTGGAACTTAACCGTTCCGCCATTCACTTTGCAGATTATAACCCCCGGAAGTTGTCAGAAGAATCCCGGAAGACATTGAAACGGGGCATCAAAAAGTTTGGTTTGGTTGGTGGAATCGTAGTCAACAAGCGGACCGGGCTGACTGTCGTGTCCGGCCACCAGCGTCTGACGGTTATGGATGAACTCCAGAAGTTCCCGGAAAACGACTACAGAATCCGCGTCGATGTGATTGACGTGGATGAGAAGCAGGAGAAGGAGTTGAATATTCTGATGAACAACCCGAACGCACAAGGATCTTGGGACTATGACGCATTGGCCCGCTTGGTTCCTGATATTGATTACCAGGATGCCGGTCTGACTGCCGCCGATCTGAATATGATTGGCTGTGATTTTCTTCTTCAGACCGAAGAAGAAAACTCCATCGCAAATGCTTTAGAAGATATGATGGCACCTGTAACCGAACAGAAGGAAGCTGAGAAAGCCGCAAAGCAGATGGAAAGAGTCGCAAAAGTGGCCCACATGAAGGAAGTCAAGCAACAAGTTAAGGATGCTGCTCAAAAGCAGGCTCAAGATATGGATGCATACTTAATGCTTTCTTTCGATACATTTGAAGCTAAAGCCGCTTTCTGTGAAAGATTCGGCTATGATCCGTATGCCAAATTTGTAAAGGGTGAGGTATTCGATGAACAGGTAGAAAGAATTGAATGATTATGGAAAGTGAATCTCAAAAAAGCAAACATACGGGGCGAAAGCCCAAATTCGATTACAAGAGTGAGGAATTCCTCTCTCAGGTGGAGACGTATGCCAAAAAGGGATTCACGGATAGAGAAATCGCCTTCGCATTAGGTTTGGCTCCTCAAACGTTCTGTGAGAAGAAGAATGAGCACTCTGAATTATGCGAAGTATTAGCGCGTGGGCGTGCGACAATCACCGCAGCTGTACGTGCTAAGTTCCTTGCTATGGCCTTGGGAGGTATCAAGACCAAGAGTACCGTAGTGAGAAAACTGAAGGATCAGGACGGGAACCTTACCGGAGAAGAAGAACTTCAGGTGAGTGAGAGCGAGCTGGCTCCCAACCTCCAGGCGATGTCTGTCTGGCTGTATCACCATGACGAAGAATGGAGAAAGGTTGAACGCCGGCAGGATGAAGAAAACGACCTTCATCGCGAGAATGGTATAGACATAGACAAATGGATGGAGGAGAACGAGAGTGAAGATTAAACCCCAAAAAATATATGCACCGCTCTACCACAACAAAGACAAGTTCATCATTCTTGTAACCGGAGGACGTGGAAGCGGTAAGTCGTTCAATGTATCTACGTTCATTGAGCGATTGCTTTTCGAGGTGCGCCACCCGTCCCCGGAAAAGAGAATCGTCCATCAGGTTCTGTACACCCGTTACACTATGGTCTCCGCCCATATCTCCGTTATCCCTGAGTTCATGGAAAAGGTTGATTTGGATGGCCACTCTAAGTATTTCCGAAGTACCAAGACTGATGTAAAGAACCTGCGAAGTGGCGGGTGTGTCATGTTCCGCGGCATCAAAACATCATCGGGCGTACAGACGGCCAAGCTGAAATCCATTCACGGTATAACCACCTTCGTGGTGGACGAAGCAGAGGAATGGGTATCGGAAAAGGAGTTTGAAACCATCATGCTTTCCATCCGTCAGAAAGGAATCCAAAACAGAATCATCATCGTGATGAACCCGACCGACTCAAACCACTGGGTTTATAAGCGCTTCATCGAGAACACTCACCGGCTGGTGGAGATTGACGGTGTACAGGTGCAGATTTCCACCCATCCGAATGTCCTTCATATCCATACCACCTATTTCGACAACATTGATAACCTTTCCCCTGAGTTCCTGAATGAAGTCGAGGGAATGAAGGCTAATAACCCCGAAAAATATGCCCACACCGTTATCGGCCGATGGGCAGATGTGGCCGAGGGTGCAGTGTTCAAGAAATGGGGCATTGTGGACGAGTTCCCGATGTGGTGCAAGAAGGTTGGAATCGGACTGGATTTCGGGTATAGTGTTGACGTTACGGCAGCTGTGAGATGTGGAATCGTAGACAACGCGATCTATCTTGACGAGATTGATTACAGGACCAATCTATTATCTTCCGATATTATCAAGTCACTTCGTCCGTGGAATCTGCCGGTATATGCAGACAGCGCAGATCCTCGACTTATCCAAGAAATCCATAACGGAGGAGTTAGAATCTATGCCACCGAAAAAGGCGCAGGTTCTATCGTCGCAGGTATTGATAAAATGAAAGATATGGAGATTTTCGTAACAAAACGGTCATATAATCTGCAGAAGGAGCTAAGAAACTACGTGTGGGACAAAGACAAAGATGGGAATTGCATCAATACACCTGTGGACGCCAATAATCACGCGGTAGATGCTTCCCGGTACTATGTTTTATCAGCTTTACTTGGCAAGATTATGAAGCCGAAAAATCTATCAGAAGTATTTGGACATTAAAAATTAGTATATGAGAACCTTAGAAGAAATTTTGGCATTGCCGGAGATAGAGAGAAAAATCTATTATCTGAAGAAAGGACGAAAGACAGAGCTTCCCAACGCTCATACCCTTTACAACGACTGGAACCCGAACAAGCATGAGATTGTGATTGACGAGGAGAAATATCCGAAAATCAAAATCACTACCAAGCCGGAAGAGAGGATAACCGACCCGAGTACCGGCAAAGAGTATGTAGAGCCGGCCGTGAAGAAAGAAGTCGAGCCGAACCGCATCGCCCTGCCCATCGAGCAGGATATCGTAAACCTTCAGACGGCTTTCACCGTAGGTACAGAGCCTGTTCTTGACTGCCAGCCGGACCAATCGGAAGAAAGCCTTCTTTCCGCCTTGAAGCAGGTATTCAAGAAGAACAAACTGAAATACCAGAACAAAAAGGTTGTTCGGGCGTGGCTGGCCGAGCAAGAAGTTGCCGAATACTGGTATGTAGTAAAGGATGATGGTTTCTGGGCCAAGCTCAAACGCAAGGTCACAGAAATCTTTGGTAAATCCAAACCTGAGTACCGCCTGAAGAGTGCCATCTGGTCTCCGTTCCGGGGTGACAAGCTCTACCCATTTTTCAATGACCAGGGGGATTTGGTGGCCCTTTCTCGAGAGTACAAGAAGAAAGACCTGGACGACGTAGAGATTACCTGCTTCATGACCATCACCAAGGATATGGTTTATCAGTGGGAGCTGACAAGCAACTGGACAGATAAGGGTACGTTCGCTCATGGGTTCAAGAAGATGCCTGTGATTTATATGTATCGCCCTCATGCATATTGCGAGAAGATCAAGAGCCTTCGCGTAAGACTGGAGAAGCTCCTTTCAAACTATGCGGACTGCATCGACTATCACTTCTTCCCTATCCTCATGCTGTTTGGCGATGTACAGAACTTCTCCGGTGAGTTCAAGAATCGGATTGTCCAGCTTACCGGACAGGGAGCGAATGCCCAATATCTTACTTGGAACCAGGCGAGCGAAACGGTGAAGTACGAAGCGGAGACCCTATTCAGCCAGATATACAGCCTGACGAATACTCCGCGTATCTCCTTCGATTCATTGAAAGGTGCTGGAAGTGCGGTATCAGGCGTGGCCTTCGATTATGTATTCATGTCCACCCACCTGAACGTTGAAAACCTGAATGAAACGGTCGGCGAGTTCATGCAGCGACGGGTGAATTTCCTTGTCTCCGCCTTGGGTTCCGTGAACACGACTCTTGAAGCAGCTTCCGAAACCATCGACGTGGACGTACAGATGCAGCCCTACCGACTGGAGAACATCAAAGACAAGATAGACACTGCCATCAAGGCCAAAGACGGGGAGATTTGGTCGCAACAGCGGGCCATTACCTTTGTGGGGAATGTAGATTCCGTTCTGGATGAGATTGAAGCCATCAAGGAAGAGCAGACAGAGAAGCAGAAGAGCGACATCGAGAAGCAGAAACAGCTTTCTACGTTAAAAGGAAATGAAACAAAATCTTAAAAACAGAACATCATTGGCAGAAATTTTACGGGGTTAATACAAAACCGAACGACTTAAAATCTTAAATATAGAACATCCGAATAGCGGTATCTTTATGGTATCGCTATTTTCATTTTCCCCTAAAAACGAACATTCTCTTAAATGTTTCGTATCGTTAGCCTTAAAATTTTCCCTTCCTTTTCTCTATAAGTAAATTTACCGTATGAAATTATTAATCAAACTCATACGGTATGACAATCTTTGAACAAATCTTGGCAGGACTGCAACAGAAGTTTTCTGGGGTGGACACTGCCACACTTACCCGTATCGCCACCAAAAAGGCTGAGGGTGTAACGGACGAATCGAAGGTGACCTCCATCGTTGAGGGTATCTCTTTTCAGGACGTGATGCAAAACTATGGTGATTTCCGTGCAGGACAAGCGCAGACTTCCGCAGTTACCAACTACGAGAAGAAGCATGGACTGAAAGACGGAAAGCCAATCGAGGGACCGGAAGAAAAGAAAGACGAAAAGAAGGATGAGAAAAAAGACGAAGTTCCTTCATGGGCCCAGGCTTTGATTGATTCCAACAAGTCCCTTTCTGAAAAGCTGTCTGCTTATGAATCAGAGAAAGCGCAGGCGCAGCGCAATTCTCAGATCTCGGCAGTGGCCAAAAAGTACGGTATTCCCGAATTTATGCTGAAAGACCGCAACATTCCTGAGAACACGGACTTGGATACTTACTTCAAGGACATGAAGCAGGATATGTCAAACAGCGGTTTTCAATTCGCTAAAGCGCCTGAGACTGCCGAACAGAAGCAGGAGAAGGAAGCAAGCGCGTTCGCCAAAATGATTGAGGCGGACACAAAATCTATTGTCGAACAACAAAACAAGTAATTAGTAAATTATGGCAGCAGGATTTAAGTACAACATCGAGCCTGAACCGTCTGTAGAGGAGCGTTACGACGTGGAGACCGGACGCAGACGCAGAGGCCCTTACAAGCTGGACACGACCAACCTTGTCGCAGGTTCGTTCCTTCCATCCTTCACGCCGATTGCCGCCGATCTGGTGAAGAAAACCGCTCAGGTGGCTATCCGTGTGGAAGTCTATGAGAAATTTACAACCGGTTCCAACACCACATTGAAGATCAAGAAGAACTCTTTGGCTTATGTGGGTATGCATCTTGGAAACGGTGCACATGGAGCAACCATCAACTCCATCGACAAATCAGATAAGGCTTTCGATAAGTTGACGTTAGCAGCAGGCTTTGGTGATACTTTGGAAGCTGGTGCTGTACTCTATGAAGCTACAGCAGTAAACGGTACAACTCCGAAAGTCATTGCTAACTCAGCTTTGTACGAAAGAGTACAAGTTGAAGAAGGCATCGTATTAGTCGCCCTTTTGATGCGAGCATTTGAAATCGAGCCTACTAAATTGGTTATGCCTTTCTCTGACATTGATAAGGCTAACATGCCGCATTTCCAGTTCAACGCTGCAGGTGTGCAATCACCTTCTGGTGTCTCGTATGAACTACCAGAAGCATCCGATTCTGTAATGGGTGGTATTCAGTTGGGATTTACCCAGAGCGGAAAGAAATATCCAGTAGCATTGGAAGGCGGCAAAGCTTATGTGGAAGTTCCTTGGACTGATAATAACACTACCTATCAGGCAGCTAACTCAAGTACCTTGGGACTGGTAAAACAGGGGGCAAAGGTTGATGATGCAACAGGTCAGGAAGATGCACACACGCAGTTGAACGCTCTTCTTACATCATTGAGAAACGCAGGCATTATCGCAAGCAAATAAAGAAAGGAGGACTAATATATGATGCTAACTATTTATACTCTGTTTAACGACCCCAACATCGTTAACGCTGTTATTCAGCGCGTCCTTCAGACACGTAAGGATACTATCTACTGGCAGCAGTATCTGGACTTCCGAAGAACGACTACCCGTGTGTTCAAGGACTACATCGGCCAAGTTACTGGCGTGATGGCCGGTTCCATCAACTCCCGCTACGGAGAGAAGCCCATCCGGGAACGTCGGAACATCGGTTCGGGATATGGAGAGATTGCCTACTTGGGCGACCGCTATCAGATTTCCATCGACCGCCTGTCCGAACTTCAGGACTTGGTGGACAAGTTCAATGCGGCCAAGACCGCCGACCAGGTGGCCGCCATGCAGGACATCGTGAACTTTATCTATGACGACTATCGTCAAGTGCTCCTTGCCGCTCACAAGCGTATGGACATCGTTGTAGGTTCATTGTTGATGACAGGAAAGGCCCAAGTGAAGAACAAGGACGACAATGCCGGAGGCATCGACCTTTTGGACATCGAGCTTCCGTTCAAGTTCATCACTCCCGAAGCTGGAGCGAAGGCCAACTTCATCACCTACCTGCAGACGACTATCAACGAGTTAAAGGCTGTTTACGGCACCTTCCCGAAGATGATTATGTCACGAGGTACCTTCGTGAAGAACATCATCGGTTCAAGCGAGTTCGGCGACAAGTTCAAGATGCAGCTGACTGGTAACGAGATGTACATGTCAACCGGATTGATTACTTCCCAACTGGCCTCTTCTGTATTTACAGGCATCGGGCTTCCTGCGATCGAAATCAAGGAAGACTATGTTCTGGACCAGTCCGGCAAGAACGTGCAGATTTACGCAGACAACCGAATCACCCTGCTTCCGCAGGACAAAATCGGTTACATGCGTTTCCACACGCCCTACGAAGCCGTGGATGGTGTACCGGGACGCAACTACAACCAAGCTGATGGTGACATGCTCATCTCAGGCTATAAGGATGGTAATGGACGTTATCTGGAATACACAGCCGAGTGGATTCCGCAGATCACGAGTCCGAACCTGATTGTGAACTTCGATTTGTCAACCATGAACGCATGACGGTAAACGACTACATATCACAGAAGTTTCAGACCTTCGGCATTAATTTGTCGGAGGCTGACCTTTTGGAGATAAGTCTGTCTTCAGGGATAAGCGGAGAGGATGAGATGGGCCCGTCAAACATCGGACTTATTTCGGTGGCTATGGCGAAGTTCATCCCCTCTCTATTACTCCGTGCCACTTCCATCAGTGAGAACGGTTTCTCAATGTCTTGGAATACTCAGGGCTTGAAGGAATACTATTCTTTCTTGTGCAAGAAGTACGGTCTTGAAGACGCGCTGTCAGATAAACCTAAAGTCAGATTCCTATGATATTCGCTCCACATACCTTACAAGTTAAGGTTACTACTCCAATGGAAACGGACGAGTTCGGCCGGCCCATTCCCAGTACCGGTGGAGAAAGCTGGCAGGACGTATGTCGGTGCCGGTGTGACGATAACTCCACCAAGGAGTTTACTTCGGAAAACGGCGAGGTGTACCGACCGAACTATCACGTAGTCTGTGAGAAGAAAATCTCGTTGAAGGCTGGTGATGAAGTCAGATGTATGGATGGTGAGAATATCAGAGGATCTGGCGAAGTGTACATGGTTAAGAATACGAATTATTTTGGTTACTCAGAGATATGGATGTAAAGTTTGATTTTTCAGACGTGGACAGCTTTTTCGACCAAGGTTATGCCGAGGTGAAAGCTGCTGAAGAGAAGGTCGGCAAAGAGGCTGTCGATTATGCGGTGAAGAACGGCAGTTACCAGAACCGGACCGGAACGCTCCGTAAGTCAAACAAGTATTCAGTACAGGATGACGGTTTGGAGTTAAGGAATGAAGCCGAATATGCTTCGTTCGTGGAATCTAAAGGCTACGAAGTCCTGACTGGTGCAGCCCTATTTGCTGAGAGACGATTGAAGGAGGAAATCAAATGATAGTAACTACCGACATAGCGAACATACTCTACCGTGATTGCCAGCCTTTCGGCATATCCATCGTTCCCCATGGTAAGAAGCTGACGGGACCGATGAAGTCTGAAAGGATTGTTATTCACGCCAAGAAACAGCAGCCGGGGACGTACTGGAAGAAATCTTTCGTAGAAGTGAACCTTTGTGTTCCTGACCTGAAAGAAGGCGAAGCCAACACCATCCGGCTGAACAATCTGGAGAAACAGGCGCAGAGTCTGTTTGACGGAGTGACCGGACGCTATGACGGTACAACCTATCATTATTCCATCGACACAATCGGGATAGAGGAGGACACAGCCTTAAAGTGTCACTATGTGAATGTAAGAATTATGTTTGAAGTTTTAAATGTGAAATAATATGGCAGAAGCAAAGAAAATCACCGCCGTGAATATCAAGAAACTTTGGTATGGCGAAACAAGTGCTATTACAGCCGATTTGACCGGCCAAGCTTTGTACACTCTTTTGCAGGGTCAAACCTTGAAAGAGGTAAAGAACATCCATCAGGATACCTGGACACTTGAAGAAGCGGAAGCGAGCCGCACCAACTACAAGAACCAGCTCACGAATCAGACCTATCGCAGCGACAAAGAGATGGGCGACGTGACGGTTAACTTCACCATTGGTGAGTACGACTACCCGACCAAGAAAGATCTCATGGGCGGCGACGTCATCAACACCGACAAGGGATGGAAACGAGCCAGAGGTAGGGTGAACATCGAAAAGCTGATTGTGGCCCAAACCGAAGACGACCAGTATTGCGTCATTCCCCGCGCCGACATCGGTGCCCGTGAGGCGACAACCGACAAAGCTATCGGTCTTCCGGTAAGTGCTGTTGAATTGGAGCCGAAAGACCCCACCATCGCTCCGGAATACTGGTTCGACTCCGAAGAGGTAAAACAGGGAGCTTAAAAACATAGAAGTGTTTTTCAGGATGGCGGTGGGTGGTTGGCTCACCGCCTTTTTTATATAGAACAGTTATGAACACAGGAGCAAAAATCATATCAGAATCCATCATAGGAATGGATTTCAGAACGGTAATCGTAGGCGGCAAAAGTTATACGGTCTATCCGCCTACCATCCACAAGCTGGCCGGGTCCATTTCCCACCTTTCAAACATACAGGATGCGGAAAGCCTGAGAGACGTGTTACTCTCTCTTGGAGATAGTGAAGCATACAGCAAGGCCCTTTCGTGGCTGATTGCTGGAGACGAAAGTCTGAGCGACGAATTGTCACAGGGTACACTGGACGAGGTGGTGGACGCCTTGGATGAAACCCTTTCCATGATCGATTCCAAGGTTTTTCTCAAAGCTGTCAGCTTGGCGAAGAACGTAAGCCTGCTGGCAGCGAAACCGAGGTTGTAGGAAATGATACTCTACTGGGACAGATAGCGTCGTTCATGGAAAATCTGCACCTGTCCTACCGGGAAGTGGTCTATGAGATATCATACAGAAATTTAGTAATCATGCAGCGTGACAAGCTCCATACCGTTACAGGAACGAAGGTTACGAAGGTGAAAGGTAAGGACATGGCTTCGCGCAGAAGAAGAAATAAGAAATAATAAATGGCGACACTATACTTCAAAGTAAGCTCAGACTATGACGAGGTTATTCGTCTGAGGCAGGAATGTGAGAAGCTGGAATCCCAGCTCAAAAAGATGGACGTGAATAAAGCTCCGGCAGCTGCTAAGGCTTTAGAAACACAACTGGCATCCACACGTCAGCAGATGATGGGATTGGTAACTGAAGCAGCCAAGGCCGGTGCTGAGATTGAGAATGGCTTCAAGAAGAAAATATATGATGCCTCACAGACGGTGAACGGATTATCCGAAAAGATTATTGCCCAACGGGCTGTCATCAAGGATATAGAGTTTGATGTGAAACGTCTTGGGGACGCTTATCGCACGGCTTTGAAGAATAATCCTATAGGAGCATCCGGCAAGCTGGCAGAATACAACGCTGCCCGCAAGGCACTCGATGAAGAGAAAGCGGCATTGTTTGGATTAACGCAGCAACAAGCTGAAGCCCGGCTTTCAGTGAAAAAACTCAGGGATGAGTATTCTCTCTATAAGAAAGAGGCAGGCGATACGGTAGAAATCAACAACGGGCTTTCTCTGTCATGGGGGAAGATGCTTGGTATAATCGGAGGAGCTACGGCATTGAAATCATTGGTTTCACAGATTGTCCGTGTCCGTGGTGAGTTCCAGTCTATGCAGACGGCCATTGAGACGATGGTGGGCAAGGATGTAGCTTCCGGTCTGATGGCCCAACTGAAAGAAATGGCGAAGATTTCCCCGCTTACTCTTACCGATATGGTCGATGCCGAAAAGATGATGCTTGGCTTCAATATCCAAGCGGAAGATACGGTACGCTATCTTCAGGCATTGAGCGATATTTCCATGGGAGACAGCGTTAAATTCAAGTCTCTTACACTTGCGTTTTCCCAAATGTCCGCCGCAGGAAAGCTCATGGGACAGGATTTGAACCAAATGATAAATGCCGGGTTCAATCCTCTGCAAATCATCGCCGAAAAGACCGGAAAATCTATCTCCACACTGAAAGACGAGATGTCAAAGGGTGCTATTTCAGCAGAGATGGTACAGCAAGCCTTCATCGATGCCACCAGCGCAGGAGGTAAGTTCTACCAGATGTCCGAAAACGCATCCAAGACCATCAACGGACAACTATCCATGATGCAGGATGCCTTGGACAACGCCTTCAACGAAATGGGGCAAGCATCCGAGGGAGTAATCATGGAAGGCATACAGCTTACTACCACGCTCATTCAGAATTACGAAACGGTAGGCAAGGTGTTAGTCGGACTTGTCGCCACTTACGGAGCATATCGCACGGCTGTCATGTTGGCCACCATTGCAACAAGTAAACATACCATTGCAGAAGTAGCTTTGACAAATGCGAGGGTTATTGCCCGGAAGGCTCAATTATTGCTTAACGCCGCTATGCTGACCAATCCGTATGTGGCAGTAGCTACAGTGGTGACAGCTTTGGCGGCCTCTATATGGGTCCTTTCTACCCGGACTTCGGAAGCGGAAAAGGCGACAGAGCGTTTTAACTCCATCATGGACGAGCACAACAAGAAGGAGGAAGAACACAAACAAGCTGTAGATGCCTTAATTTCTACCATCCAAGACCAAAACAAGGCCGAAGGCGAACGGTTGGCTGCTTTTGAGAAGTTAAAAGCTGAATACCCGGCTATCTTTCAGAACTACACGACTGAAACGGAATTTTTGAAGGAGATTGTCAAGTATAAGAGGCAGATTGCGGAAGAAGATGCACGACGTTCCACTTATTCTTTGGAGGAACAGTTGAGGGTAGAGCAAAACAGATTGAACCATTATCGGCAAGTACGTGCCAGTGGAACATCTACGTCTTTGGTGGATATGGACGGAAACGGTTGGGCGAGCGACAACGTGGAGGATGCTATCAAAGCGCAAACACAAATAGTAAACCGTCTAAAGGCTCAGATTTCCACTCCTCTCGTTAACTCTTATCTTGAAAGCATCAAGACACTAAAAGATGAAGATATTAAGTCTGTATTGGATGAGATAACCTTATCCATGAAAGCTCTTGGCGATTCCGGTAAGGATACCATTGCCATTGTCGCATCCCTTGGTGGTGAGTTCTCCAAGGAACAGTTGGGCATGATTAAATCAGCCATTGAAACTGAACAAAAGTCCAGAAGCGAGCGAACTACTTACGCCGAGGACTACGAGCAGGCCCGCAAGGATTGGGAGGAAGCCAAGAAAGAGTTACAAAAGATAGAAGCAGACAAGGATAACTTCACCAGCAAGCAATACGAGGACGCCAAGAAGCGCGTAGAATCCACCGAGAAGGCTTATAAGAAGTTGGGAGGCGACACAAAAGGAAAGGGAGTAAAGTCTGAAAATCAAATCCTCACCCAGCAATCCCGCATTGATGAGCTGGAACAGAGGCAAGTTCTGGAACGTACCCGCCAGCAAATCGACCTTGAAAACCAAGTGGAGCAGGCACGCATTGATGCTATGGCCGATGGAGCCGAAAAGATACGTGCCCAGCGAGAACTGGATAACAAAAATGAGCTTGCAGCTATCGAGCGGCAGAAAGAAGAATATAAGCAAAAGGTGATTCAGTCGCAGAAGGAAATTTTCGACGCCCAGGAGGAACTTAAGGCCAAACAGAATCCAAGTTACAAAAAGAAGTCATTTGATTCGTCTTCCGTTTCGGTCGATACATCCGCCTTCGACCTCATCTATGGTTTCACGCTGAAAAGACAGGCCAACGACCAGATACGCGAACAAGAAAGTGCGTGGAACCGCTACCTTCAAGAGTATGGTACTTTCCAGCAGAAGCGTCAGGCCATCACAGAAGAATATAACCGGAAGATGACTGAAGCCCAGACCGCAGGAGAAGCCGCCATACTTCAGAAGCAGATGGAGGAAGCCTTGTCAGACCTTAATATGGATAAGCTGAAGCAAGAAATCAACTGGGAACTTGTCTTCGGTGACTTGGATAAGGTATCCAAGGAGTCCTTGAACAAGGTAAAACAGCAACTGAAAGACTTCAAGGACTCCGAAGAATACAAGAATATGGCCGTTGACCAGAAGAAGGTCATTGACGAAGCCCTAAACAATATTCAGACAACCCTCATCGACAAAGGCGGACTCTTGGCCGACCTTCCGGAGCAATTAAACGAACTGGCCAAAGCCCAGAAAGAACTGGCATTGGCGCAAGAAGAATATAACGAAGCCATAAAGAACGGAACCGACGAACAGAAGGAATCCGCCACAAAGAAGCTGAACGATGCCCAGAAGAAGCAACAGAATGCACAGACAAATGTGCAGAAATCAACCGACAGGGCACGAAGTAATCTCGTAGCATTATCAAATGCTATCAACGATTTAGGAAGTAGTTCGGAGGCTTCGCTCACATCAGTTGGCAACCTTGTAAGTGGAATTTTGGATATAGTTGGAGAAGGCGGTGATAAAATCTCTGGAATAATTGGTAGTATATTTTCCCTTCTTGACAATATCGGTTCACAAGGACTTGATGGATTTATTGGGAATATCGTTAAATCTATAGCAAACGCCGCTTATGGAGCATGGGATACGATATTCGGATGGACAGGTATAGATTTTGGAGGAGAAAGCGACCCGCACCTGCAGGAAGATCTTGAAAGGCTGACCATCTCCAACCAGGACCTGATAAACTCTCTCGACAATCTGGCCGAGAAAATGGACGAGAGCGCTGTAGCCGATGCAACAGGTATCTATGAGCAACAGAAGAAGAACATCGAAGACCAGATAGCCAATACACAAGAAATGATGCAACGGTCGGCTGCAGCTTATAGCAATGGATTTCTGGGAATCGGAGGCACGCACTCCAGCAACAAGAAAATCAATGAAGTAATGTCGGCCGAGGACTGGAAACGTGTCAGCAAAGCGGCCGGTGTTTCTGTGACAAGCGCCAGCGATTTTTGGAATCTGACCAGTGAACAGATGTACAACGTGGCCAATGAAGCAACTGACCTATATTCCAAAATCAAGCAATACGCCGACGATGGTTATCAGAACGCTTCGCAGTACATGGACGACTATATCGAATACTGGAAGCAACTGGAAGAACTGGAAGATGCTTATCGTGAGAAACTGACCGACACTTCGTTTGATACCGTCCGGGATGAGTTCAAGAATAGTCTTCTTGACATGGAATCGGATGCGGAAGACTTCGCCGAAAATTTTGAGAAGATGATGCAGCAGGCAGTCGTTGAGAGCATGATGTCAGATACTTATGCCCAAAGATTGAAAGAATGGTACAAGAACTTTGCAGACTCGATGACGGACGGGACACTTACTGGAACTGAACAAAGCGACCTGAAGGCACAATGGGACGAGATGGTAAGTGACGCCTTGGCTGAGCGTGACGCTATCATGCAGGCTATGGGATGGGATAGTTCATCCTCTGAACAACAATCCGCCTCCAGCCGCGGATTCGGCACTGAAATGACCCATGAGGATGCAGGCGAATTGAGTGGCCGGTTTACCGCCGTGTATGAGTCCAATCTTAGAATAGAAGCTGCAGAGCAACAACAGACGGTGGCCATCACCGAACTGCGTGGCTCCATCAGTGCCCTGACGTCACAGGCATCGGGCATGTACAACATCGCCGATGAGACACGTACCATACTGGCCAATTCCTACTTGGAACTGCAGCAAATCAGAGAGAATACAGGTGAAATCGTCAAATCCATCAAACAGATGCAGGCTGACATCGCCGAAGTGAAACGTAATACATCAAGACTATGACAGGAGATTTAATCATCAACGGGAAAGACGCATTCTCAACGTGGGGAGTTCGCATGGGAGACGGTTTTCTCGACGCCATCGACGGATTCAACCAAATGAAAGATTACATCGAGAACGAGAGCCGCCTGGAGCATGGTAAAAGGGTGATAACCGACAATGCAAAAGTGGACTCGCGCGAAATCACTCTTCAGTTTACCATTGAAGGAAGTTCGGAAAGTGACTACCGGTCGAAGAAGAAAGCCTTTCAGACAGAACTGGAGAAGGGAGCCGTGAGCATCAAAATACCCGCTCTCGGAAGTGAGGTTTACAAGCTGGTTTATCTGGGGAAAAGTATCTCTTATGGATTGAGTTTAGACAGGTGTTTTGGTAAGGTATCGAGCAAATTCGAGGAGCCAAATCCTACTGAAAGAAGCGAATAACGAACCTTTTCACTATTGTTTCAAATGGAAGTCCTGATTATTAGGGCTTCCATTTTCTATTTCTGAACTTTGGGGATATGATTGAAATCAAAGACATATCCGGCCAAGTAAGATTTTCCACCCCTATCAACAAAGGGGCCAATGGAAAGTTTACATTGATGAAAGAGGACTACATTATCCTTCCCTTCTCGGTGCCCTCCCCCATCCCGTTCAAACTGGGCGATTACGTGGATTTGGCCGGAGCGTTAGACGACTCTCTGGGTGGCAAGCTGGCAAAAATCTATGAGATTGTTGACCTTCAGAAGCCCACCCATAATACCTCTACAGGAGGATATGACTACGAATTAAGACTGGATGCCTACTACTGGAAGTGGAAGAACAAGATATTTAAGTACACCCCCGAACAGGCCGGTAGTGAAGCGTCATGGTCGCTTACTGCAGCCCTTGACGTGCAGTTAGGCGTATTCCTCCGGAACCTGAAAGCACTTGGATATACCTACAGAGGAACAGACTTCACATTCAGCATAGACGATACCGTAGAGAACAAGGCCGTGGCGATGACCTACGACAACATGAACCTGTTGGATGCCCTGTTTTCTATGGCGGGTGAGGATAAGTGGAACTGCGATTGCTGGATAACGGACAACGTAATTCATTTTGGGCGAAATGAGTTCGGAGATGCCGTTAAAATCGAGCGTGGTGTCGAAGCGTCGTCTATCACCCGCAGCGAAAGTCAGGGCACTTATGCCACCCGCATCTATGCGTTCGGCTCTACAAGGAATATTCCTACGAGCTACCGTCCAACCGACGAGCAGGCGGTAATCAATGGCGTGGTCCAGAAGCGCCTGATGCTACCGGCTGACACTCCCTATATAGACGCATACGAAGGCATGTCGCAGGAAGAAGCCATCGAGGACGTTGTAGTGTTCGATGATGTTTATCCCCGTCGTGTGGGAACCCTCTCCGATGTCCACACTCGCACTGAAGAAGTGGAGAATGAAGACGGGACTACAGAAACCGTCACATACTACCGCTACAAGGACACCGGGCTGGAGTTCAAGGAAGAGTATATCATCGAAGGACAAGAGCTTCAGATTACCTTCCAATCCGGCAAACTAAACGGTATGGTATTTGGCGTCATCTTTAACCCGACCCCGAAGGATGAAACGCGTGGCGAACAGCTTTGGGAGATTGTGAGGAACGAGGATTACGGTCGTCCTCTACCCGACGACATCATCTGCCCAGCAGACGGCGACCAATACATCCTATCAGGATTCGACATCCAACTGGTATCCGACCAATATGTCCCTTCCGCCGAACAAGAGCTGAAAGAGAAAGCACAGAAGTATGCCGACAAGGTGAAGAAGGATGATGGCACCTACCCTACTACCTTAATGAGCACTTGGGTACACGAAGACCCAGTTTCACACACATTCGAGTTTGGCCAACGTATCAATCTGGTGGACGACACCTACTTTGAGAACGGTCGGATCTCCCGTGTATTGGGCTGGGAGATGAACTTGGACATCCCGTGGGACAGTCCGGTATATACCATCGGCGAAAGTATGCCTTACTCACGCATCGGTGAGATTGAGGACAAGGTTGACTCACTTACATACAAGGGACAGACTTATACGGGTAGTGGAGGAAGCAGTGTGTATGTTATCAAGGTAAACGATTCGACCCCTGCCTCTGACAGCAACGTGTTCTCGGCATTGCGCTCGCTGGCCATGTTTCTGAGGAAGGATAGGGAAGACTCCACCACCTACCTCCTCAAGCTCCTGGGCGGCACCGTCATCGGCGGGCTGGCCAAGTTCGGCGAGTTCGTCACAGGGGTCAGTGGGGGCATGATAGACGAGGACGGGCAGGCGGAGCTGGAGTCGCTGTTCCTCAGAAGCGAGCTCATCGTGCCCGCCATCCGCTACAACTACATGACCTACTTCATGGGCTACAACCTCATCACGCCGGGCGGAGGACTGACCGTAAAGGACTTCACGGACAACGGCGACGGCTCGTGGACGGTGACCCCCGACCTTGAAGAGGGCATGCCGATAGGGCAGTATGTGGACGACATTCTCTTGGGGTATTGGTATGACAAGAACTCACAGACCGGAGACTTCGCCGGATTTAAGAAGGTGCAGTTCCGCGTGACTTCGGTGGACTACGACGCCAAGACGTTCACCATGACCGCACGGCCCGGCACGGATGCCGTGCCCTACAAGCAGATGAAGCTGGGCCAGACGGGCAACTTCACCAACGAAGCCCGCCAGACGTACATGATACTGGACGTGCGAGACGGCAACAACTGCATCACCTTCTTTGACCACGCCAACACCTGGGACCCCGAACCTGCGCAGATGCCCTCATGGTTCGGCAAGAAGAAAGGCATGACCATCAACGGCATCAACTGCGACAGCTACTCCGGCGCATTGCAGAACATCCTGATAAGCGGACTCATCTTCCAAATCGACGAGATAACGGGCGACTCCATCCGTGTCCCCATCGACAAGGGAGCGTGGCAGGAAGACACCGACTACGCCTACTACAACCGTGTGTCCCACAACGGCTCCCTGTGGCTGAGCGTCTCCACCGAGAAGACCAAGGAAGAGCCGGGCACGGGAAACGCCTGGCTGAAGCAGGTGGACAAGGGCGAGAAGGGCGACCCCGGCCTCTCCGTCGTGGGAGGCGGGCATTGGGACTCCTCCAAGGTGCCCTACGCCGCCAATACCCTTGTCACCATGTACAACTGCGTCTTCGCCTCGAACGTGGAGACCTCGAACCCCCCGCTGGCCATCATGAGGTTCAAGGACGGGTCGTTCATCCGGAAGGCCGACGGGGGCTATATCCTCGCAGGCAAGTCGGCCGACTTCACCGTCAACGAGGACTGGACGATGCTGCTCGACGGTCGCCAGCTGAAGGGAACCAGCATCACCTTCCTCGGAAGCTTTGCCACAGCACCGTCCAATCCTTCAGAAGGCAACAGCTACTACAACACCACCGACCGATGCACCTATATCTGGCAGAATGGCCGGTGGATGCTGATGGTGTCGGATGGAAAAGACGGCCGCGATTACGAATACATCTACACGCGCAACAACTCTATCGGCATCATCCCCGACAAACCGGACAGCTTGCAGCAGGATGATTACGTGCCGGAAGGATGGACGGATGACTTCCTCGGCGTAGATGCAGACCATCAGGTTGAATGGGGCTGCAAGCGAACCAAGCGTGACGGCGTATGGAGCGAATGGAGTACACCTGCTGTCGTACACCGATGGAGCAAGGACGGAGAGAGCGCCGTCATCGCCGATCTGGACAACGAGATGGTGAGCTGCGCCCTGACATCAGAAGGGAAAGTGTCCAAGGCCCAATCCTGGACAACCAACGTAACAATGTGGTACGGCTACGAAGAGCTGGAGCTGACAGCACTGACCGCAACACAACCATCGGGGCTGACCGTACAGGCCGACAAGCAGGCTGGCACCGTAACCGTGAGCGCATCGGCCGGTGCTGCTTTAGCAGAAACAAGCAACGTCGTCATCACACTCACCGCCTCGAAGAACGGACAGAATTTCGAGCGGAAGCTGACCTTCACCGTGGCAGGCGTCAGGGCGGGAGCAGATGGGTTGCCGGGTGATAAGGGTGACGATGCCGTGCTATACGCCCTCGTGCCTTCAGCATCATCTGTCGCCAAGTACAAGGATGGAACATACAGCGTGGCCTCTGTGTCCTGTATGAGGCAGAAGACCGTAGGAGCCACCATCAGCGAGACAACCGACGGAGAGCTGAAGTACAGCCTGGACGGCGGAGCAGAGCAACCAGTAAACAACGGGCAGGCCATAGCGGTCACGCTTTTCAAACGATCCATCAAATTCCTGTTCTACGTCGATGGGAAGCTGGTGGATGTCGAAACCATCCCGATGCTGAGTGACGGTACCGATGGGCAGGACGGAAGCAGTATCGAAGTCGTCGGCCACTGGGAGTCGGCGAACGTGCCCTACAAGAAGAATCAGCAGGTCAGCTTCAGCCACGGCTCTTTCGTCGCATTGCAAGATACCAGCGAGCCGCCTCTGGCCATCGCCCGCTTCAACAACGGGAAGTACCGGAGGACCACACGCGGCTATATCCTTGCCGGACGTTCGCAGGACATGGCCGTACATGCCGACTGGCAGATGGTGGCCTGGACAGATCCGTCCATCGTATATCGCCTGGACTGCCCGGTGACTGCCTTCAGCTACACATCCACCGGCAGCCTGTCGCCGTCGTCCGTCGAAGTGACCTGCCGTCAGATCAAAGGGCAGGAAAGTTCGCTGTGCGCATCGCTCTACCTCGTTGGACGACGATACAACGGGAGCTCTTGGGCGCAGTTCATATCGCCGACGCAGGCCAACAAAGTGAACGTTACACCTGCAGCAGGATACACCCAGTTCACCGTGCGAGCCTACAAGTCTTCGTCTGATGCTTCAGCCTGGAACAACAACTACGTGGCAGAGCTGGGAATCGGAGTGGCCGAACGTGGTATAGATGGGAAGACACTTGGTTTCCTGTACGACTGCGGCGTTTTCCAGTCCGGAAAGAGCTACGTGTGGAACTCCGACCGGCGGGACAAGGTCATATACAAGATCGAGAACACATACTACAACTTCCTCGTTAAGAACTTCGGAAGTACCGTCACTGCAGCACCCACATCGGCAACAGGCGACAGCAACTGGGAAGCCTTACAGAAATTCGCAAGCATCGTGACCGACACCTTCTTTGCCGACGGGGCAAACATCGCCGGACTGATGTTCAAGCTGACGGGATACACCGAAGCGGGTATTCCTGTAGGAGAAATCAGGTCACAGAACACGGGTACCGACGGTCAGCCTGTGCTGTCATGTAATACGCTGACGGGTAAGTTCGTATGCCAGGATGCTGACATCACGGGAACCATACGTGCCACTGACGGATACTTCCGCGGAATTGTCGAGACTGCAGCAAGCGGGAAGAGAATAGTTATCAATCCAGCCACTAACAGCTTTAAGATGATTGATGCGGAAAATAAAGAACTTGTAGCTATAAACTTCTCAAGCATTGAAGGATTTGATGTGGGTCTGATCCGCATGGATGCTTATCAAGGCACACAGGTTGTATATTCAACAGATGTTTCTCCGACGCACGTGAGTATCAGCGGGCCGCTTGGATTGACAACAATTACAAGCCAAACCTTATTAGCCCAAGATGCAGCTGCACAAAACAATGTGGAAATACGATCGAAAGCAATCTCCATAAAATACGAGAATACGCAGTATAACGGCGTGGACGGTGAATATAATATAGCTGTAGAAGCCTATAGACGTACATTGAAGTTCGTACATGGAGTTTTAGTATCAGTTAGATAATAACATAGTAATGAAAATGAAAACAATCAATTTCGAAAAAATGCTCATATACACGAGCCTCGCACACCGTGATAGCATTGAGCAAGATGTCCGAGAGACATTTGCCGACGTAATCTACCGAAGCTGTCCTGGCATTGCGGCCCTCGAACTGGCTCGAAAGATATACCATTCGGAAGGTGATACGGAATACTCCGAGCAGGAGGTCAACATCATCCGACAGGCATCGAGCATGTGCACGGCACAATTTATCGAATCAATCGAACGAATATTAACTAATAACGAATAAGACTTATGGGAACAATCGACATGTCACAAGTATCAGGCTTCAAGGCCGTAGACGCAGAAGGTAATGAACTGGGAGTAGTCAGCATGAACGAACTGACCGAATCCATTAGCAAGCAGGTTCTGCAGACCATCGCCATGCGCAATCAGGCGACCACTCTGGAGCAGCCAGCACTGATGTCAGCGGCCAGTACATTGGCTGCAGGGAATGATGCGTATGAGAATGAACTTCCTGAGCAGACAGACCTCAAGTGGGCGCGTGCTCTGGATGCTTCCGGAAACCCTATTTTAATCTCAAAGGAGAGTTTGGCTTCAGTCGTGGGAGAACTGCTCCCAACATACGGAATATCATTAACAACTTCTTATCCGGAT